AAACACCTGCCGAAGATGAAACATCATATCCTGAACTTACAAATCCTGTTGCCCAATATCCTAATGTGTTTGTTCCATTAGGTATGGTAATTGGTGTGATTTTAGGAGGGCCCTTTGTATAAAGTACTGTTCTAAACCCAGCATTACTAGGTATCAATCTTGCCCAAGTGATATATGTGTATCCTGAATTTGGTAATAAAGGTCCTGTTAAGTTGTAATCAACTCTATTATTTCCTGTTGTACAATCAAAACATTTTATACCGTTAAGAACTGTGTAAGTTGCACCAATTAATGTATGGTCATATCCACCTGTAATGTCAAAAACAGTTGTTCCTGTACCAGGGTAACTTGAACTTTCATATGCGTCAAGTTGAATAACCAATCCTGAACTTACAATACTTGGTGTTGTTGATGGTGTTGGTGTGTTGGTATTTGTTGGAGTTGATGTAATGGTTGGGGTATTAGTGTTTGTTGGTGTTTGCGTAACTGTTGGAGTTACAGTCTGAGTTGGAGTTTCTGTATTTGTAGGCGTTGGTGTTACAGTATTAGTTGGAGTCTGAGTTGGTGTTTCAGTAGGAGTTTCTGTGTTTGTAGGTGTAGGTGTTTGTGTTGGTGTATTAGTAGGAGTTTCAGTGTTAGTAGGTGTTTGTGTTGGTGTATTAGTAGGAGTTTCAGTGTTAGTAGGTGTTTGTGTTGGTGTATTAGTAGGAGTTTCAGTGTTAGTAGGTGTTTGTGTTGGTGTATTAGTAGGAGTTTCAGTATTAGTCGGTGTAGGTGTTGGTGTATTAGTTGGTGTAACACTTGTTGTTGGTGTAACTGTTGGCGTAATAGTTGGAGTCGGAGTTGCCGATGGACACATACCTAAATCAACTAAAACCAAAGAATTAACACCACCAGTTCTTTTAACACTATTTTTAGTTGCACATAAATAAACATCAGGATTTGGAGGTAAAACATTTCCAGAAATTAAAGTACCATAACAATCTATGTAAGAATAGATAACATTTCCTCTGTCAGATTCATTTATTAATCTATAATATTCACATCCAGTATATCCTGGTGTAGATGTAACACTTGGCGTTGGTGTTTTAGTCTGTGTTTGTGTTGGTGTTTGAGTAATAGTGGACGTAACACTTGGTGTTGGTGTTTTAGTTTGTGTGGGTGTTAGTGTTGGTGTTTGAGTAGATGTATTTGTTTGTGTAGGTGTTGGTGTTTGGGTAGATGTATTTGTTGGTGTTATAGTTTGAGTTGCAGTTGCCGTTGGAGTCAACCCTGTTGTTGCTGTTGGTGTTGGAGTTGTTGATAAAGTTGGTGTTACTGTAGGTGTTGCGGTATTTGATGGTGTTAGAGATATTGTTGGTGTGTTTGTAGGTGTATGTGTAGGAGTTGATGTAGGTGTGGGTGTTGGGAAATCACAATTTAAACAATATGGATTTAAAAAATTGTAAATTGGTCTTAAAATTCTTGCATTGTGTTGGATTTCTGGAACCGATAATGGTTTTGCATACATACCAAATGTTGATATTGCACCATCAAATGTCCCTGCAAAATTTTGTTCAATTAAAATGTTAGTTGTAAGACCGCTTAATGTAGTCCCACTTAAAATGTTTGGTGGAAACAATTCAGGGTCTTGGGTATAATAATTAATATCATTTGTTGGTACCGCACTAAAAATTAAATTTTCGTGTAATCCTTGTGTACCACCACCCCAAGATATGTTGAATGGTACTCCAACTTGGGTTTCTTTGTGTCCAAATAAACCACGAGGTATAATTTCTTCAACATCTTCAAACACATCAAATATTCTACCATTAATGTAGATTTTCATTCGACCTCTACGGTATATTTTTTCTAAAATCCAAAGATTGTTTAACTCAACAAGTTCTTCAATAGTCGGAATTAATTCATAATGTGTTATTGGTGGTGATATTAATGAAACCGAATTGTTTGCCGTACTAGCAGTGTACGGGAACACAGTAATAGTTCCAAGACCACCACGATAGTATAAATCACACGTATCTAACCATGTATATCGCTCAAAGACTACATCTACTAAAACCCAATGTTCTTGTTCATCATATGTTGTTCCACTACAGTCATCATAAATTCCTCTATCGGTACAGTAGTTGTTAATTGAATATCCCGTTACTGAATCAGGACCTAAAGTTTCACAAGAACCTGAAAAAATACAATCCCCCGTTATAGTTAAAGTTCTTATACAAATTTTCGGATTGTGTGGGTCACCACTAAATTTGATTGCAATTGCATTAGACATTGAATCATATTCAGGATTATGTTCTGGAATTGGAACTGGTGGTTCAGGACAACAACAAGGGTCTACTTGAGTGTGTGAATCTGTTGTTCCTGTTGGTGGATATACTAATACACAATTAGAGTCATTATACTGTAAATAACCTGGTTTGGTTATTATTGAAAATTTAATAGTCCCCAACCCTACTCGTTTTGTGGTTACAAATTGAAAATTTCCTGTTGATGCCGTGTATCCAACAACGGTTCCCTCAAGATACTGAGCATCGTCATGATAAATTAATGCCGTATCACCTGAAACCCATAATAAGTCTGGTGAAACAGTCAATGTTCTACCTGTTGTTGTTAAATCAAAAATTGTTGTTGATGAAGTTGTATATCCTGTATACAAATCAACACAAAAACAACTTGTTAAACCAGTTAACGGTGTTGTAATTCTGTAATAAGATGGGTCACCTGAATTTGTTCCGGCTGCGTGGTGCCAATATTTATTTTCGGCTCTTGTACCCATATAAAAGAATATACCCGCATTGTTTGGATAATATTCATTTAATGTGGTTTGTCCTGAACTTGGAGAATAAACATTTGATAATCTTGGTTTTAAAGTCATCTCTACCGTCCATCCTTTTGGATATCTTTCAGGTAAAATTTTATAATCGTAACCAAACAATTCATAAAATCCTTGATAGAAACCACCATACAATTCTTGGTAATTTCCAATAGTTTGAGCACTATATGACACAACATTATAAACCGTTCCTGCGGTTACACCCGAAAATCTTGTGTTTGGTGTCCAAGTATATCCTGTTACTTGATGTAATTTTAATCTTCTGTCAAATTTATACCTATCAAATTTTTCATTTGCGGGTAGTAAACCATTTGTATATGTTATTGATTGACCAGTCATTCCGGTTACCAAACCATTATCAGTTCCTGTTAGTCCAATATCACAAATTGTTTTTGAAGAATAACAAGGTATTAAAACATCTGTTGGGTTATAGTAATTTTCTGAAATTAAAATATTATCAAAATCATAATTTCCATAGGTTAATGAAAAATTTTGATTACTTCCCGTAAAATTAATATCAAACTTAACTGGTAACACATCACCATCATACGCACCAATAATATATGGTGAAAAAATAACTTCTTCGTTATAATCTCGTTCATCTGATGCTAAAGAAAGGTCTGTAACCTCCAAAAATGGTGATAAATACCATTTTTTATAGACATATTGGTTAATGTTCTGGTAAGCCATATGACATAAATACTTTTATTGTAGTATTTATAGTATAAAAAATCATTATGATTGAATTTGGTCGTGAATATTATAATAATGACATGTATTTTTTCTTAAAGAAAAGAAAAGATTCTATTGATGTCTACTATTCTGTTGGTAATACCATTACAGAAGCCAGAACAATGGATGAAATTGTTAAAATACCATTAATTAATGAAACTAAATTAAAATTAGTTATTGAAAAATTAACAAAGTCAAAGAAAAAATTTTCAAAAAAAGATATTAAAAGAATTATGGATAAAATTTCATCTGAAAAAGGTGAAATTGAAGAACTTGTAGATTACGATGGTAGTTTTTCAAATTCAAAAGTTCCAATTCATGACCCCACATTATCACCTACAAAAACTATGGACCAAACTGTATTTGCAGCAAGACAAGCAACAAATCCTCTTTTACGTGGTTATAGAGTTTATTATGGTGAGAGTGTTGTAAGAGAAATTGATGCTCGTGGAGCCTTTGGTTTTGAAGAAACTGAATTAGAAGGTGAAGATGCAAAAGAAGCAATTGAAACATTCAAAGAGTTGGGTGTTGACGACCCAAAAGGTAGAGCAAAAGAAATGGGTTATGACCCAAAATTAGAAAAGAAAAAATTACCAGGTTCTTTTACAAGAAAAAGATTGGAAGAAGTCCAAAAACAAAAAATGATTAAAGTTCTTGAGGATATGGTAACAAAAAAATCAAAAGATACTGATGTTCAAAATAAAGAAATCAACGCTTCAAAACTATTGATTAAGAATCTAAAAACTCTTAAAAAAATGGCAGAAAAAGAAGGGTTAAGTAATTCTGATATTTTAAAGTTATTAAAAAATGAATAAAGAACTTTACAATAAGAGTTGGGATTTTCCAAAAGATTTACAAAATCATATGAGAATATGTTTTGGTAAAGTTAAAAATGCCGATGCAAATACTGAAGGATATAATCGTAATAGAAGATTACAAACTGCAACATCTATATCATATCCAGAATTAAAAAGAATTAAAAATTTTTTTGATAACCACACAGGAACACCACAAGACGCACCATTTATTTTAAATGGTGAAAGTAAAATGAGAGATTTCGTTAATTCCTCGTTATCAGGTTCAAGACAATCATTGGCTACATCCAAAAATATTAGACAAGACACTGGAATGGAAAAAGAGTTTGTTCAAACACCAAATGCAAATGTAAATCTTAACATTTCAAAAGACGGAGCGAATAAATCAAGTCTTGAGAAATATGATTTACAAGTAACCGAAAGCCTAAAAAGGATAAATAACATTATGAAAAAAATAATATAAAAGTTATGGAAAAATTACCATTAGATTTTTCACAACCAGCTAACAGATTAACTGCGATTGCGGAAATAGAAAGAAAAAAGAACATTGTAAAAAATGATTTTATTCAACAAAGTAATGAATATGGTAGTACTAACCCAGCTGCTCTTGCAGATGGTGATGCGATTGGAAGAGGTATAGGTACTTCGGACACTCGTAATGAAAGTGCTGGAACATCAATTGATATCTTTGAAAGAAAAATGAATATTAAATTTAACGCTTATCAACCTGACAAACCTTACAACATAAAAGGTATTGAATAATGAGATTACTTGGTTCGTTAAAATCTTTAATAACTGAAGCGGCATCAATTGATGATATTAAAAAATCAATTGAGCAAAAACAAGTGTGCTCCATTTATTATGAAGGTGATGAACCAGGAGGACGAGGATTACGTGAAATTGAACCGGTTGCTTTAGGTCGTTCAAAAGCAGGTAATTTAGTCCTTAGAGGATGGGATAGAACAGGAGCATCTCATACCGCATATAAAGGTGAACAACCACTACCTTCTTGGAGATTATTTCGTGTAGATAAAATAACTATGTTAAAACCTACACGTGAAAACTTTACTCAGGCACAACCTGGCTATAACTTTAATGGAGATAAAAGCATGACCCAAGTTATTGTAATTGCAAAATTTGATAACACAACAACATAATATATGAATTCAGAAAATGATTTAATGCAAAAATTAGTGGTGGCAAAAAAAATTATGGATGCCCATAATAAAACACCAAGAGTTGGAAACAGTGGCGGAATCCCATCAACACCAATGTTAGAACAGTTTAACGCACCGCCAGCAATGTATAATATTCCACAAGAATATATGACAGAACAAAAACAAGTTCAACCACAACAACAATCTCAATTACCTGTTAAAGATAAAATTTTAAATTCAAGATTACCTGATGAAATTAAAAGATTAATGATTGAGCACCCAATTGACCAACCAAATACCATGGCTGGACCAACATTATCAAATGATTTAATTGAAGCCGCTGCTAGATTAATGAAAACGGACGCTGCTGGTGGAACACCACCACAAACACAACAACGTACACAACAACCACAATATCAAACACCAAATATGTCGGGTGGAATTGATTACAGTTTATTAAAATCAATTATTAGAGACACAATTACCGAAGTTTTAACTGAAAAAGGATTGGTTGCTGAAAGTTCATCAAAAACAAAAGAACAAATTAGTTTTAGAGTTGGTCAACATGTCTTTGAAGGTTTTGTGACAAAAATTAAAAAGATGAAATAATACTTTGATTTATTGTGTAACTTTTCTATTATTATGAAAAAGTTTATATATGTCAAAGATAAAAGTATTAGTATTGCCATCCGACAGAACAGGTGTTGGTAAATTTCGTTCAATAGACCCCCACATTTTTTTACAGAATCTATATCCTGATGATTTTCATATAGATATAGTTTTTGATTTAGATATCAACAACCCATCAGTTTGGGATGACTATCAAATTGTTCATTTTCATAGGGTAATTGCTGGAAATTACGAAAACACTGCAAATATTGTTAAGTACCTAAAACAAAAAGGTATTAAAACCGTAATGGATTTGGATGATTATTGGTTACCAACCAAAGAACACCCAATTCATGATTTAATTCGTGTAAATAAAATACATGAAAAAATTGTTGATAACGTAAGGGTTGCTGATTATGTGTTAACTACAACCACATTATTTGCCGATGAAATTAAAAAATACAACAAAAATGTTTTTATTTTTCCAAACGCAATTAATCCAAAAGAATCACAATTTTGTGAACCAACAATTAAATCAGAAAAATTACGATTTGGTTGGTTAGGTGGTTCATCTCACTTACATGATTTAATGTTGTTAGACGGATTATTCCAAAGAATGGAACCATACAAAAATAAAGTACAAACTTATTTGTGTGGTTTTGATATCAGAGGTAGTGTTACAGAAATTAATTCTGAAACAAAAGAACAAACCAAAAGAGATATTAAACCTGAAGAAACTGTTTGGTACAAATATGAAAACATATTTACAGACAACGGGAAATTAATTAGTCCTGAATATCAACAATTTCTATTAAAATTCAAAGAAGAAGATTATTCACAGTTTTCTGATGAATACTACCACCGTATATGGACAAGACCAGTTCAAACTTACGCTAAAAACTATGCAAAATTTGATGTATCTTTGGCTCCAATTAAAAACCACATTTTTAATAAAGTTAAATCTCAATTAAAAGTTATTGAGGCAGGTTTTTACAAAAAAGCGTTAATTGCTTCAAATTTAGGACCATATACAATTGATTTGAAACATTCATTAGACCATGGTAACTTTGTTGACGGTAATGCGTTATTGGTTGATGAAAGTAGAAATCATAGTGATTGGTTTAAATACGCTAAAAAACTTATTGATAACCCAAATTGGGCTTATGATTTAGGTGAAAGATTATATGAAACGGTAAAAGATACGTATGACTTAAATGTTGTTACTAAAACAAGAGCAGAATTTTATAAATCTATTGTATGATACAGGTACCATTAACTAAACTATTATTTTTTGACATTGAAACTGTTGGATTGTATAAAGACTACGATGGTCTTGAACAAAATCATCCGGCACTTACAAAACAATTTCACAACTACTTTGATTGGTTTCAGAAAAGATTTCCTGAAGACCAAGGGTTGGACCCACAACAAGTTTTTGTAAACCGAGCGGCACTTGTTCCCGAGTTTTCAAAAATTGTATGTGCAAGTTTTGCCTTTGTTGGTCCTGATGGAAAAACACACGCACAAACTTTCTCAGGTGATGATGAAAAAGAAATCTTATTGGGTATTAACGCCCTTCTGAATAAAGTATTCAAATTAGATTTTTGGTTGTGTGGACATAACATTAAAAACTTTGATATTCCTGTGTTAAATAAACGTATGGTTATCAATGGAATTAAACCATCACCACTATTACCATCTTACGATACAAAACCGTGGGAAATAAAAGCTATTGATACTATGGATGTATGGAAAATGGGTAATAACTTTGCGTTATCATCATTGGAACTTATGTGTGCTGCCATGGGTGTTAAATCACCAAAAGAAGGTGAAGTAACAGGTAACCGAGTACACGAAGCGTATTACGATTTTAATCAACTTGACTTGATTGTTGAATATTGTGAAAGAGATGTAATGGTGTTGATTGATATAATTAAAAAATTAAAAGAACTACAATAATATGAATAACGAAAACGATGAAATGGACTTGTTGCAACAAGAGTTATCTAATATCTTGAAACAACTTCAAAATGAAATGGATGGTAATCCTGAACTTGAAATTGAAGAAATTCATGGGGTTAATTTAAAAGAACTGGAAAAAGCGTTTGGTGATAGAGAACCAAAATTGGATTTAAGATTTGTTAAGTGTCATCCCGATGCCGTATCACCAAAATATAATTACCCCACAGACTCAGGGTTTGATTTACACTCAACAGAAAGTATTGGTATTCCACCACTGTCAAGAATGTTGGTTGGAACAGGGTTAAAATTTAATATTAAAGACGGTTATGAAATTCAAGTTAGACCAAAAAGTGGTTTAGCGCTAAAACAAGGATTAACCGTTTTAAACACACCTGGAACCGTTGACTCAGGATATGATGGTGAAGTTAAAGTTATTCTATATAATTCAACACATGATACCGTTTACATAGAAAAGGGACAAAAAATAGCTCAAGCTTGTGTTTGTCCTGTGGCAAATGGTAGATGGGTAAACCCAATTGAAGTTTCTGAAATTTCAGGTAAAGACAGAGGGGATAAAGGATTTGGTAGCACAGGAATATAAGTATGATTACTATAATATACTCAACCCATAAAGATTCTAAGTACAATTCAGAATTTAAAAAACATTTAGAAACTACTGTTGGTTTAAAAAATACACAAATTTTAGAGTACCAAAATAATAATGAATTTTCATTATCCCAAGTTTATAACCGAGGTATTGGTGAATCAATATATGATATTGTAGTATGTTTACATAATGATGTAAAACTAGAACAAGGTTGGGGTAAAAAATTAATAAAAGACTTTGAAGATAATCCTGATTATGGAATTATTGGCAAAGCAGGTTCTTGTTATTTTCCTGAATCAGGTGTCTATTGGGAAAGAATGGGTCAAACTATGGTTGGACAGGTTTATCATCACCCTGAAGGACAAAACAAATGGATTAATAAATATTCACCAAAATTACCATTTTTAATACCTGTGGTAACACTTGATGGTTTATTTATATCGTTTAATAAAACAAAAATTAAACACACCTTTGATGAAACAATTGGTAAATATCACTTTTATGACCATCCATTTTCATTGTCAAATTATTTAGATGGTGTTAAATTAGGAGTTACCACATCATTTGAAATTACTCATAAATCAATTGGTCAACCAAATGAAGAATTTTACAAATCTAAAGAAGTTTTTTTGGAAAAATACAAAACTTTTTTACCATTAGAGATTAAACCAAGTACAGTCTATATTCCCGAAGTAAAAGAAAAGAGTATAAAAATTTCTACTAAAACAGCAGTTATTATACCAACAAAAAGTAAATTAAATTTATTGTTTGATTGTGTTAATTCGATAATTGAACATTCAGACAAAGAACAATATGAATTATTTATTGCCGATACAGGTTCTTCGTTAGATGAAATTAATCAAATTAAAGATTTTATTTCAGAAAGAACTAATGTATCAACCATTCATTTAATAGAATACGATTATTATAACTTTGCAAAAATTAATAATGATGTTGTTAAAAATCATATATCAAATGATTTTGAATACATACTTTTTTGTAATAATGATATCAAATTTTTAAACAACATTATTTATGGTTTAATGAAAATACACAAACAAAATCATAATGTTGGGACCGCTGGTTGTAGATTACATTTTGAAGATAATTTAGTACAACATGATGGTATTATTTCTTGGATTGCAAAACCTAATGATTTTAAATTATCTCATGCTGGATTTAAAAGTCATTATAATTACAGTACAAATATTAAAAAAGTATTAGGTAATACCGCAGGTTTAACGATGATTAAAAAATCATTGTTTGAAAAATTGGGATATTTTAATGAAGAATATAAAGTTTGTTTTGAAGATGTGGAAATGAATTTTAAATGTTTATTAAATGGTTTTACCAATTATTTTGACGGAAGATATGTTGCGTATCATTATGAAAGTCAAACAAGAAAAAATGATGATGAAACTGATAAAAATATTAGTCACGATTTACACCAAGTTTTATTACCATTTGTTAATGAAAATAAAACAAAACTGAGAAATTTTATTCCTCACGAACAATAATATATTTTAAAATGGAAAAAAAAATAACTTTTGTAATACCATCAATAAATAGACCATCAATAATTAACTGCGTTAATTCATTATTACATCAAACAAACCCAAATTGGGAATGTATCATTATTTACGATGGTGTTGATGGTTTTAAATTTGATGATGACCGAATAAAAATTGTAGTAACAGAAAAGTTAGGTGGTAGTAGTTCAGTTCACGGTATTTCGGGACTTGTTAGAAATGTTGGTTTAAATATGGTTAATACCGATTGGATTGGTTTTTTAGATGATGATGACACATTAGATTCTAATTATGTCCATACGTTATTTACAAAATATAATGATTACGATTTTGTTATATGGAAAATGAAATATACCAATGGTCTTATATTACCAAGAGGTAACTCCATACAATTTGGTGATGTAGGAATATCTTACTGTTATAAAAATAAATTTGAAAATCTTAGATTTGATAAAAATAGAGACGGTGAAGATTTTGATTTTTTAATTAAATTAAAGTCATTAACAAATAATTTTATTATTGCACCTGAAGTATACTACAATATTAGACACTAATTATATATATATTATTTTTTATTAAAATGAGATTGTTAATAAAATTTCCAACAAGAAATCGCAAAAGTAAATTTTTTAATGTTTTAGAACAATACCAAACATTATGTGAAGACATTGAAAATACATTTTTTTTAATAACTTTAGATAATGATGATGAAGAAATGAATTCACCTGAAGTTGTTAATATTTTTAGTACATTTAAAAATATAAAATATGTCTACGGAGATAGTACTTCTAAAATTCATGCAATAAATAGAGACCTTGAAACTGAAAATGAATGGGACATTGTTTTATTAGCGTCAGATGATATGACACCAAAAGTTAAAGGGTATGACAATATTATCCGTAACAAAATGAAAGAACATTATCCAGATACTGATGGGATTTTATGGTTTAACGATGGACACCAAGGAACAACATTAAACACTTTAAGTATATTAGGTAAAAAATACTATGAAAGATTTAATTACATTTATTACCCTGAATATAAATCAATGTGGTCCGATAATGAATTTATGTTAGTTGGAAATATCTTAGAAAAACAAACGTATTTTGATGAAGTTATTATTGAACATGAACATCCTGATTGGGGATTTGGGGGTAAAGATTCGATTCATATAAAGAATGTAGAAAATGAAACTCACGATAAAAATTTATTTTTAAACAGACAATCTAATAAATTTTATTTATGAAAAACATTTGTACAGTATCCGACAATAATTATTTAATTAAAGGTTTAACTTTATATGAATCTTTAAAGGAATCTTCTAAAGATTTTATCCTTCATTATCTGTGTATTGATGATACATCATTTAATAAGTTAATTCAATTTGAATCTGAAACTTTAAAAGTTTGGAATATAAATAAATTATTAAATGATGATAGTAATTTATTAAACCTTAAAAACACAAACTATCAATATTTTTGTTGGTCATTAGCATCGTATTTTTCAAATTTTTTAATGAAAAAAAATAATGAATCAATATTATATATTGATTCCGACATTTTACTTTATGATGATGTTGAGGTAATTTTAAATGCCATTGATAATAAAGATATTGGTATTTTTAGACATAGACAATTTAATTTATCAATTGACACCCCTGAAGGTCATTATAATGTTGGTATTGTTTATTTTAAGAATAGTGATATTGGTAAACAAGTATTGAACTGGTGGGCAGATGCGGTTTTATTTAAAAAATACCCTATTTTATCAACTTGTGGAGACCAAAAATATTTAGACGAGTTTCCAAGAATGTGTGAAAATATTTTTATTGATGGAGAATTAGCACATGGGGCACCATGGCAATGGCAACTTTATAATTTTGATAATTACAAAAACGATGGAACAATAATTTGGGAAGGTAAAAAACAAAAATTAATTTTTAGTCATTTTTCACAATTTAATTATAATTTAGAAAATGATACTTATCTACCATCATCACAACACCATATATACACGCCATTAACCATGTATACTAACAATGAGGGATTAAAAATAATTTATGATGATTATTTTGATAAAATAAAAAAAACTAATTTTAAATATAACAAATGAAAATAGCATTTGGAATGATTGTTTTTGAGGGTGATTATGTTCTAAAAGAATGTTTGGAACAGGTGTACCCTTTTGCATCACAAATTCTTATCGCTGAAGGTCCCGTTTCTTATTGGCAAAGACAAGGAAGAACAACATCAACAGATAATACCAATAAAATTATTAGTGAATTTCCTGACCCAGAAAACAAAATTAAAGTTGTTCATGGTGAATTTAATGAAAAAGATGACCAATGTCGTGCGTATATGCAAAATATAAATGACGACATTAATTATATATGGAATTTAGATTCTGATGAAGTTTATAAGACTGAAGATTTAAAAAAAATAATTAACTTCTTAAAAAAAGAACAACCAACAAGTGTTGGAATTAGAAGTTGTTCTTTTTATGGCGGGTTTGACCATTATTTAACAGGTTTTGAGTTAAATAAAGATAATTTTTTACGTATTTTTAAATATGTTAAAGGGTCTACTTGGTTTACTCATAGACCGCCTACAATACAATATCCATCAAATAGTAATATTGTAAAAAAACATATTGACAGTGAAACTCTTTTTAATGAAACAGGTGTTCAAATGTATCATTATTCTTATGTGTTTCCAACACAAGTTTCAACAAAAATTGGATATTATAAAGACAGTGTTAGTAAACAAAATTGTATTGATAATTATTTTAATGATATTTATTTACCATGGGTCTTAGGTGATGAAACCCAAAAATTAAAAATAGAATCAAATTATATAGGTGTACATGAATTTAAACCACATGTTAGGGGTGAATGTTATACTAAAAAATTTGAAGGTACTCACCCTGAATCAATAATTAATTCATATGAATTATTAAACCAAAGATTTAAAAAAGAATTACAAAACTATGTGGATGACCCCAAATGAACAAAATTTTTTTAAACAAAATTTAAATCCAAATCAAAGAGTTTTAGAATGGGGATGTGGCTCATCAACAATTGACCTGTCAAATATTGTTAATGAAGTCCATAGTATTGAACACAACGAAGATTGGTATAACAAAATTAAACAGGAATTACTAAATAATCCAAATGTATTTTTACACCTTTGTCAACCAAATGAAACATATGTTGAAGGTGGTCATTGTGGAACGTATGAGCAATTTAAAACATATATTACAAAACCTATTAAATTAGGTAAATTTAATTTGATTTTTATTGATGGTAGGGCAAGAATTGAATGTGCTAAAATATGTAAAGATATTTCACATGAAGATACTTTAATTTTTATTCATGATTATAAAGGTAGATACCATAGTGAAAATTATAAAGAAGTTGAAAACTATTTAACCTTTATTTCTGAAGTGGAAAACTTAGCTTTATTTAAAATAAAAAAATGAAAAATATACCAGTAATTTTTATTCACCAAGGCTATCAACCCTATCTAAATTTTACTGTACAACAAGCCAGTAAAAAAAATAAAGTGTTTTTTATTGGAACGCAAGAACCACCAAAAAATGATAATGTGTCGTTTTTTAATTTACAAAATTATAATAAATACACAAATCAGTTTTCTGAAATTTATGAAAATTTAAGCACCAATAATTACGATTATGAATTATTTTGTTTTTTAAGATGGTTTGTATTAAAAGAATTCATGGAAGAACAAAATTTAGATACCGTCTTTTATGTAGATTCTGACGTTATGTTATATGTTGATATTAGTGAAGAATATAAAAAATATGAACAATATGATTTAACATTACTTCATAGGACAGCTGCGATTTCTTCATATTTTACTAAAGTTGGCTTAGACAATTTTACTAATTTTCTAATGAAAACTTTTAATAATAAACAATCATACGAATATCAAAAAATTGCATCACATTACCATGTAAGACAAAAATTTGGACTTCCTGGTGGTGTTTGTGACATGACTTATTTTGATTTTTTTCATTATATGGATGATGGTGGTGGTGGACCTGGTAAAGTCGGTGAAATGATGTTAATCATTAACGATTCTACTTATGACCACAACATAAATGTCCCTGACCAATATTTTGATTTTAATGGGATTAAAAATATTAAAATTAAAGATGGATTTCCATATGTATATAACCATAAATTAAAAAAAGATATTAGATTTAATTCACTTCATTTTCAAGGAGATTCAAAATATCACATATCAAGTTTTATAATCTAATGAGCAAATTTATTGATAGTTGGAAAAACAAAAAAGTTTTTGAAAAACAACTTGAATTGAATAAGTTTGAATTTAATAACTTATATCCACAACATTGGTTTGATTTTTTAAACACAATTAAATCTTTAAATATTTCTAATATATTAGATGTTGGATGTGGTTCGGGAGTTTATTATAAGTTATGTCAAAAAGAAATTCCAAACATTAATTATTTTGGTGTTGATTACTCAATAGACGCAATTGAAATTGCGAAACGTGAATATTCTGAAACAAATTTTGATGTTAAATCAATAAATGATTTAACTGAAGATTATTTAAATCAATTTGATTTAATTCATTTAGGTGCGGTGTTAGATGTATTACCAAATGGGGATGAGGTACTTGAACAAATATTTAACTTAAAACCAAAAAAACTTTTTATAGGTAGAATAAAATTTACAGATACCCCGTCCAATTATGTTGAATATAAAGCATACGATGAAATCATGACGTATGAATATAGACATAATTTGTTAAATTTTACTAATTTATCAAAAAAATATAATTACACTATAAAATTTAAATCAAATAACGTATTATTAACTTATGAACCAAACAAATAATTTAACAAGAGAAAAAATGTTGGAGCTTATTGATGAGTTTCATCAATTATATCAAACAAGACCAATTAAAGATAATAACGGTGGGATGAAGTCGGGACACATGTTTCCGTCTTGGTTTGTTATAAAAATATTACAACCAAAGTACATCATTGAGAGTGGAGTATGGAAAGGTCTTGGAACTTGGTTTTTTGAAAAAGCAAGCCCTAATAGTAAAATTATCTCCATTGACCCAAATCCTAACTTTAGAGTTTACACAAGTGAAAAAGTAGAATATAGAACAACAGATTTTACATTAAATTCTTGGAATGACATTGATATTGAAGATACTTTAGTTTTTTTAGATGACCATCAAAATAGTTTAGAAAGGATAAAATTTGCAAAACAGGTAGGTTTTAAACATATTATGGTTGAGGATAACTATCCTTATAATCAAGGAGATTGTTATACCCCAAAAAAAATATTGTCACAAAAAAACTATGTAATTGATTTGGCGGGTAATAGAACTTGGTATGATGCAAAATCTGAAGACTATGAATATTTTACTAAAACTGTGACAAAATACATAGAATTTCCACCATTATTTAAAGATGATAAAACTAGATGGGGTGATGAGTGGATAAATGAAAATTACGAAACTCCAGAACAATTATTGTCGGATACTGAAAAATATAAAGATTTTTTTGATGAACTAAAAGATTATACATGGATTTGTTACTTAGAATTATAATTAAACACGCAATTTAAAATAATAGAAATGATAAATATAAGTTTAGAAAATAATTTAGAATTATATCAAGATTACGAAAAATCATTATCTTTTTTATCTAATATTGATGATAGTTCATATAACTATCCTAATAATATTACATATTTTCACGTTTATTCGGAAATTAAAAACGAAAAGGAACTTTTATGTATTGAGTCGTATTTGGCAACTCAAGATTTAGAAAAAACTAAGTTAATATTATGGTCAGATTATGATATCTCAGACAATGAGTTAATTAAACCATACAAAGATTTAATAGATATGAGAGTCTATAATTTTAAAACCGAATCCATAGGTACATTACTTGAAAATAATGAGTACTTAAATGGTGCTAACGATACAAAACATTATATGAAAAGTGGTATTTTAAGATTCCTTGTAACTTACAAATATGGTGGAGTATGGGTTGATATGGACATGGTATTACTAAGAAACTTTAAACCAATTTTAGACCAAGAATGGGCATATATGTGGGGGGCTGAAACGGACTTCAATAATTTTGGACCATGTGCGGCAATTATGAATATTCACAAAGAAAGCTCTCACGGTAAAATGTGTCTTGAAGAAATTTTAAATACAAGAATGGTTCCTGATAGTACTGTTTTAGACCACGTTTTATTAGCAAAAGTTTACACTAAAAATAAATTCACAGTATTTCCCTCAGCTTTTTTTAATACTGAGTGGCAAATGAATGTAAAATGGTTAAATGGTGTTAAACAATATGACCCAAATGGATTGGGTACAAAAACTGAAAAGGGTTGGTTTGTAAAAAATGAATATAGTGATTCATTATTTGAAAACGCATTTTCTTGGCATTGGCACAATTCAACATATAAAAATCATACAATAGGTGAAGGCAGTAAATTTTATCAATTACAAAATAAAATAAAATCATTATTAAATGATAAAAAAATTATTTTATGAAAAAAGCACTAATAATTGGAATATCAGGACAAGATGGTTCTTTATTAGCAAAGCATTTATTGGAAAATAACTATAAAGTATATGGGACATCAAGAGATTATGAATTAACATCATTTAATGGTTTAAAAAAACTTGGAATTTTTGATAAGGTTGAATTACAGTCAATGATACTTAACGATTTTAGAAGTGTTATGAAAGCAATTGACGTTGTAAGACCAGATGAAATTTATAATTTGGCGGGTCAAACATCTGTGGGTTTTTCATTTTTACAACCAGTTGAAACTATTGAGAGTATTATTAATGGATGTCTTAATGTTTTGGAAACTGTTAAATTTTTAAAGTTAGATTGTAAAATTTTTAATCCGTGTTCTTCCGAATGTTTTGGGGAATCTACAGATAACTCAAAAGAATCAACACCTTTTAACCCACTATCACCATATGCTGTTGCTAAAACCTCGGCATATTGGTTAACATCAAATTATCGAAAATCTTACGGTATATACACATGTTCGGGAATATTGAGTAATCATGAATCATTTTTAAGAAGTGAAAGATTTGTGACCATGAAAATTATAAATTCGGCCAAAAGAATTTACGAGGGGGTTCAGAGTAAATTAGAGTTAGGTAATATTTCTATTGTTAGAGATTGGGGGTGTGCTGAAGAGTATGTAAAGGCAATGCATTTAATGTTACAACAAGAAAATCCTGAAGATATGATAATTTCAACAAATAAATCAATAAGCTTGGAAGAGTTTATTGATTATACATTTAAAAAATATAATTTAGATTATCAAAAACATATAATAATAAATAATGACTTAATAAGACCAAACGACATTAAAGTTAGTAGATTGTCAAATAATAAAATATTTGACCGTTTAGGATGGAAGCCTCAAAATAACGTGTATAATGTAATTGATAAATTAGTGAACACTTTAAATTAAAATATGATTAATCTATTCAACATTAACGAATACAATATTAATACGTCTGAATACTCAAATTTATTACACGATAAAAAAGTAATTCAGTTTGAAGAAAAAATTGCCGATTATGTTGGGGCAAAATACGCAGTCACATTTAATAGTGCAACAAGTGCCATTTTTTTATTACTATTGAATAAAAATATAACTGTGGATATACCAAGTATATTACCACCTGTTGTTATTAATGCAATTGTAACATCAAACAATAAATACAATTTTTATGATGATATAAATTGGGTTGGTGATTCATATGTTTTACATAATTTTGGTGATTATAAAATTGTTGATTCAGCACAAAAGTTAGAAAAAAACCAATTTAAAAAAGAATGTAATCCTGAGGATTTAATGATTTTTAGTTTCTATCCAACAAAACCAATTGGTAGTTGCGATGGAGGAATGATAGTGTCTGATGATTTAAATAAAATTTTACATTTAAAAGAAATGGCATTAAACGGAATGTCATTTTCTGAAAACAATTGGGACAGAAAAATAAAATTCCCAGGTTATAAAATGTATATGAATAGCATCCAATGTGACATCGCTCTTAGAAATTTTGAAAACTACAAATCAAAATTAGAACGATTATCATATATTAGGGAATATTATAATGAAAATCTTGGTTTAAATAATACAAGTTCTCATTTGTATAGAATTAACACTAATGATAGAGACACATTAATTAACAACCTAAAGAAACATAATGTTCAAACAGGTATTCATTATAAATCATTACACAATCACGAAGTTTATAAAATAAATGATGACTTATTACCAAATTCTGAAATTGAGTCTTTAACTACATTATCAATACCATTTCATGAAAAATTAACCAATAATGACATTGAAAAAATAATTAAAATTATTAATGGATAAAAATAAATTTAAACCATTTTTAGACAAAAGAGGTTCATTAGTTCCAATAGAATTTAATTCTCTTCCATTCGTACCAATGCGTGTATTTGTTGTATCTGGTGTTCCAAAAAATACTATTAGAGGTAATCATTCACATTACACCACCAAACAGTATCTGTTGTGTTTAGAAGGTCAAATTGAAGTAATATTACACGATGGGATTAATGAAAGTAAAACACTATTAGAAGAAAATGAAGGTGTTTTAGTATCTGAATTAATATGGGATTCTCAAAAATTTTTAACAAAAAAATCAAAACTTATTGTTTTTTGTTCAACAAGTTTTGACCACGATGATTACATATTTGATTTTGAAGATTTTATTAAAATAAAAAATAACAAACAATAATTAATGAACATTGGTATAATTGGCGTTGGTAATTTAGGTATAAATTTATTAAATTTTTTATCTGAAAAACAACATGTAATTTATGTTTCTGATGTTGATGGTGATAACGTTGATGTTATAAAAAACTCAGATGTTATTTTTTGTTGTGTTGATACAAATATTTTACCATCAAATTTTTTGGACATAAAAAATGTTATGAATGTGGTTGAAGATTTTGGAATTGCATTTGAATCTGAAATTCCATTATATGAAAAAACATTTGTCATATGCTCCACATTAAATCCTGGTGACACAAAACAAATATCAGAGATATTAAATCCAATGAATTTGAGTGTTTGTTACCTTCCTCTAATTATTGAGTCAGACAACATATTATCATCTCTAATCAATTTAGAAACAATGGTAATAGGTAGTCTTGATTTACAAGTAATTAATACAATTACAGACATATTTCAACCAAAACAAAATAATAAATTAAATGTTATTTCAATGACAAGTAAGTCTGCGGAAATTTACAGATTGGCATATAGTTCTTTTATACACACCAAAATTAATTTTGCAAATTTTTTAGGTGAATTAATGTTAAATTATGGAACTTCAGACGAAACAAAATTATTACTTAAAAGTTTAGGTTATGATAAATCAATATCTGAAAATAATTTTAATTTTGGATTTGGTGTTGGTGGTCCTTGGATTCCAACAGAAAATAGAGTATTAGGTCAAGTGTCTAATGACAATAAATTAGATTTTGTTTTACCATTTGTTAATGAAGATTTCAATATAAATCACCATCAATTTATTAAAAAACATTTTATAAATTTAAATCCTGACAAAACAATACCTTTTGTGTTTACAGGTGTTGGATATAAAGACATGTCTATTGATATTACAGAATCACCAAAATCTGAATTGGTTTCAGATTTTTTAAAAGAAGGTTATACTGTGTATATTATTGAAAGTGATGAATTTATAAAAAATATGAAAGTAGTTAAAGAATTAATTTTTGATTTTGGTGAAAAGGTAAAATTCTTTAAACAAGGTACATCGCCCAAAGGAGTATACGTTAATTTTTAATGTTTCTTTTATCATTAATTTTCATAAATTATAATTAATGGAAAAAAAACCAAGAAAGAAACCAACTGTTTCTACAAAACCAACTATTTTTAGTGGAGACACAAAATTTACGTCTAAATCTAAAAAAGAAATTATCGCATCTATAATTTCAAGACCAACAAAGGAAAAATTTTTAACTGAAAATCAAAGATTGTATTATGATTTATTACAAAAAAATCAAATAATCATATGTTCAGGTCCGGCTGGTGTTGGTAAAAGTTATATTGCTATGAAAGCAGCCGTAGATTTACTCGCGGACCCAACAACACCGTATGAAAAAATTATTATTGTTAGACCTGCGGTTGAAGCCGAGGAAAAACTTGGAGCTTTACCAGGTAATGTTGAAGAAAAATTAGACCCGTACATTTTTCCATCTTACTATCTATTAAATAAAATTATAGGTAAAGATAAAAGAGAACATTTAAAAAATATTGAAGCTATTGAAGTATTTGCCTTAGCATATATGAGAGGTATGAACATTGACAATTCAATTTTAATTTTTGAAGAGGCTCAAAATAGTACACCAAAACAAATGAAACTTTTATTAACTAGAATTGGTTTTAAAAGTAAATTTTTTATTTCGGGAGATTTAGAACAAACAGATAGATATAAAGACAAAACACAATCTGGTCTATGGGATGCTATTGAAAAGTTTAAAAATGTTAGTGATATTGGTGTTTTTGAATTTAACGACAAAGATATTGTTAGAAACCCATTAATTTCACAAATTTTAAGTAAATACGAAGAATGAGAATTGCGATAGATATTGATGGAGTGTTAAGAGATACTTTTACCAAGATAGAACAAATTTATCAAAAGTATTTTATTGATGAGTTAGAACTTGTTGATGACGAATTCAAATATGAAATCATAGCACCATACAATACACCTGAATATTCTAACCATTTTAAATTTAAAACAGATGAAGAATATTTGTCCTTTATGTATGAAGAATTCGCAATGGAAATATTTGGTCACTCACCATCAACTGAAATGTCAACATTTTACGATTTAAACGATTTAATTGTAAAATACAAAGATAAGGTAAAATTTTTATTAATTTCAAAGCAAGTTGGTAAGACAAAACCAGCAACATTATTTTTTGTTTCAAAATTTGGATGTGAAATTGATAAAATCATATTTTATAATCAATTGACAAAAGATAGTGTTTGGAATGAGTTTGATATTTTATTAACATCAAACCCTGATTTATTAGAACAAAGCAAAAACAAAACTTTAATTAAATATGAAACTTCTTATAATTTAACAACTGAGTGTGATGAAACAATTACAACTCTAAAAGAATTTGATAAAAAAATTGAAACTTTAATAGAAAAATGATTACATTATTTGGTGAAAACTATTATATAAATTTAGATAATATTGACAAGTATGTTAATATTCAAACACCCCCATTATCAGGTTCACCAGAACCTGAACAACACATTTCAATAGTAAAATATGAAATGGTTAAAACACTTACTGATGTGATTTTAAGCGAAAGTGAAGATATTGATGAAAAACTTGGTGGAAAAGCGTCAAGTCAACTTACAATACCATTTAAATTAGCATGGAACACAATGTTAGTTAATAAATTAATTGAAAAATTTTAAGTAGAACGTATATGGAAAACGAAATGATTGAAAAAATCAAAGTGTCAATAAAAAATATTGACGAGAAATTAAACAGAATTTATTTTTTTGTTCAGGACACAAAAGGAAACGCCAAAGCATCAATACGATACATTTACGAAATGGCGTTAACTTTAAAAGACAATGGACATAATGTTATTATGTTGTATGAAAAGAAAGAATATACACCAGTTACATCTTGGTTAAAAGGTTCTTATGATGAATTACAACATCAAAGTTTAGAAGGTCAAAATTTAGCAATTGCACCTGAAGATGTTTTGGTTATTCCAGAAATTTTTGGTTTTATTATGGAACAAGTTAAAAACTTACCTTGTGGTAAAATTGTTCTATGTCAAGCGTATGACCATATTTTAGAAACTTTATCACCAGGTGGTACTTGGGAACAATATGGTTTCTTTAAATGTATTACAACATCTGAAGAACAAAAAGATTATATCAATTCATTAATGAGACACGTATCTGTTGATATTATAGAACCAACATTACATGAAAATTTTGAATCTTCTAAATTTCCTGCAAAAACACTAATTGGTGTTTCAGCACGTGAACAAAGAGAAGGTCTTAATATTATTAAACAATTTTATTTAAAATACCCACAATATAGATTTTTCACTTTTAAAGATTTAAGAGGTCTATCTCAAGATGATTTTGCAAAAGGTTTGCAAGATTGTTTGTTAGGTGTTTGGATTGACCCGACTTCAGGATTTGGAACATTTCCGTTAGAATGTATGAAGAGTGGTGTACCTGTTGTTGGTAAAATACCAAATCTAAAACCAGGTTGGATGTCGGAAAAAAATGGTATTTGGATTGATAACCAAAATCAAATGGTTGATGTTATTGCTGATGTTGTTCAAACATGGTTAGAAGATAACGTCTTACAAGATTTATATACCGAAGGGTTTAATACCGCAGAAAAATTCACAAACCAAGAGAATTTTAAAACGTCAGTTGTTGACATATTTAATTCATTTATCAATAAACGTAAAGATGCTTTTGAAGCACAAATCACACAAGAAACTGCATAATTATGGAAAAGAAACTTAATTTATCAATAATATTACCTATCAAATCAGCATTGGCGAAAGATTTTGATGAATACTTTGAAAGCGCCATTAAATCTTTAAAAATCCAAAAAACAACATTTAATGAGTTAATTATTGTTCATACTCAAGAAGAACAATTGGTTACCAAATTAAAAAATTATGATTTTGAAAGTTTAAATGTAAAACTTGTTGAATACGTTGGAGAACCATCATTTCAAAAACAGATTTCATTTGGTGTTGAACAGGCTGAAAGTCAATGGATATCTTTCTTTGAGTTTGACGATGAATATTCAAATATTTGGTTTGATAATGTTTTAAAATATTCTGAAATTTATCCTGATGTTGATGCGTTTTTACCAATTGTTGTTGATACTGACAACAAAGGTACATTTGCAGGTTTTACAAATGAAGCCACATTTGCGGCAAATTTCACACAAGAAATGGGATATTTGAATAATGAAACATTATTAGATTATCAAAATTTCCAAACTGCTGGTATGGTAATTAAAAAAGAAAAATTTGTTGATTTTGGAGGATTTAAATCATCAATTAAATTAACATTTGTATACGAATTTTTACTCAGAATGACATATAATTCTTTAAGAATTATGACAATACCAAAACTTGGATACAAACATACTAGTATGAGAGAAGGTTCAATATTTTGGAATTACAAAAATGGTGATGATATTATGTCAGAAAATGAAGTTAAATTTTGGATTTCAACCGCAAAAAAAGAATATTTCTTCAAAGACGATAGAAATATAAATTATGAAGTTCAAAATGCTTAATGTTTTCTTCCGAAACATTGACGGATACCACAGTCAAAAAACGAGGTAGAAAAACAACTAACGTTAATTATTTTGACGTTGCAGAAGAAGCTGCGGTAAGAAGATATCTTATCGCAGAAACTTTTGAAGAAAAAAATGCAATCTACAATGAGTTTTTGAGGGGTCCTTTGGATAAAATGATATCATCAATTATCCGTAGGTATAAGTTATATCGTAAAGATATGAATTTTACCGATATTCACACTGATACACATTCTTTTTTGATGACAAAGGTTGATAAATTTAAACCTTCAAAAGAAAAGAAAGCATATTCTTATTTTGGTACTATTTGTAAAAATTATTTAATGGGTCAAATCATAAAAGACCAAAAAGATACAAATAGAAAAATTTCGTATGAAGATATTTCATCCAGTTTAGAACAAAGACCTGATATGGTTTATTATATGGAACTTGAAAAAACTGAAGCTGATGATGTAATACAAGGGTTTTTAAACGAATTAAAACACTATATTGATAACGAACCTTTAACTGATAATGAAAAAAAATTGGGTATTGCTTTGTTAGAGTTATTTGAAAATTATAAAACAATATTTTTAGGTACGGACAATAACAAGTTCAACAAAAATATTATTTTACTTTCAATCCGTGAAATGACAAACCTTTCAACGAAAGAAATTAGAACGGCAATGAAACGATTTAAAAAATTATATTATGTCGTGTTAAATGACATGATAGAATAAAAAACATTAAAAATAATATTTATCAATATGTCAAGACCAAAAAAGAAAGAAATAAATTTATCTAAAGATTCGGTTCTTGCATTATTGCAAGAAATCTACAATGAACTTGTAGAACAAAGGTCTACGGCTATTAGGGTACAAAATAAAATGTTGGCAATGTTAAAAGACCCTGAAGATATGACCGTAATTGGTCCTGTTTTAGAAAAACAACAAAAAATTATTAATGATGTTGTAGAGAAAAAATTAACATTGGCTAAATTACAATCAACTATTTGGGAAAAATCAAATAAAAGTGAAGAAGACTTATCATTGGGTGATATTGATGATGACATGTTACAGTCTTTAATTCAAAAAGATATTGATGGAATGTCAAATGACAATTCATATAAGTTTAAATAATTATGGCAACAATTGTTGATTTAAATTCCGCTTATGATAATGCCGAAAATTCTATAAAGGCGATTCAGACGTTTAATCAAGTATCGGAAGATAACAAACAAATTACTTCACAACAACAATCGTCTCAAGAAAAGGCTGCGGAAGAAACTGTAAGTCCTTTAACTCAATTACAGGAAAACAAAAAAAAATTTCAAAGACAAACTGAAACACAATTAGATAAATTATTAAATCTTAATCAATTATTGCCTGACAATAGATTATCGGGTAAGTCATCTAGTTCAGTTGTTTCATTAGTTAAAAATGATTTTTTAATCGCTTTAAATCAAATTAAATCTGAATTACCAGGTATTATTAAAAAGGCTATGTTAAAACAATTAGGTTGTTCACAAGAACAAACCTATGACGTATCAACTTTTTCTGCTAATGGTATTTTTATTCCTGTTGAAAGTGTAGATTTATTTGGATTATTAAAAGAATCACCAACAACTCCTATGGGTAGATTGATGTATGAAACAACGCCTATTAAAGTTCAACAAACACCATTTTCTATGAACCGTGAGTTATACTCAAGAATTCAAACTGAAGGTGTATCATATGATGCTGTTAATGGTCAAAATTATATTGGTTTATCACAACAAAGTTTATTTGATGTTACATATGTTACAGAAGATGAAAATGGAAATCAAGGAAGTTTTTTTCAAGTAACATTACCAAACAGAGCCGATAATAAAAATTTAGTTAGTCAATTTATTACTGACTATTTTAACACTATCAAAATAGTTGATAGTAAGGATATATATCTCCGAATATTTCAAGTTTTATTTGGTGCGATGTCCATACAATTAAAAAATGGTTCTGCAGAAACCGAAAGCCAATTAGTCTTTCAAAGAATATTAACTCGTATTTTAGGTTTATGTTTTGACGATAGGTCAGAAATTGATGTTAGTGGTGTTGCCAAAGTAGCACCTTTAGATGGGGTTGATGAATCTTTTTTTGAATTAACAGATGTTGATTTAAGAACTATTGAAAGTGAGTTATCAAACATTCAAAGAGGTGTGGTTGAATATCCTGATTGTACTACGGTAAAATTACCAATAGATACTGAAGCACTGTTTAATACTTTTAGTGGTATTTTAGAAATTAGTGATGATAATTCTGATGCTAATAGTAAAATTTTTAATAAATCAATTGCCTCTGTAACAAATAATCCACAATGGCCTCAAGGACCTGAAATTCAATTTTCTGTGGATACCAATATAATCAAAGCAATACCACAAGCATTGTATGCAGCCGTTCTTTCACCAAAAGTATTATTACCTTTTATGGTGATGTATAAAGCAATTGAAGGAATTGCTCTTGGTAAAGTTGGTTCTGTAGTAAATGAAGTTTATAATTTACAAACATTTTTAAAAACTTTCCAAAAATTAAACATAGATGTTATGTCTGAAATAGGAGCAAGATTTGTAAAAATCTTACGTGATTTAATTGTTAGAGATATTAGAAAACTCCTTCAAAGTATTGTTAGAGATTTAAAAAAATCCCAAGTTGCAAAACAATACGCAGTGATATTTCAATTAATTGAAGGTGCAATATTAATAACCCAATTAGTTACGGATTATAGAAAATGTAAAAGTGTGATTGGTGATATTATTAACATTATTGAGTTTGCCTTAAGGGGTACACGAATTGAAATCCCACCATTTTTATTGTTTTTATCAACCTTTAGAACAGGATTTAACGATACAAGAGCGTCGTTAGAAGTAATTAAAGAACTACAAAGGGCTGGAATCCCAACGGGACCTATGCCTGATGGAAGTCCAAATTTATTTTTACAATCAATAGTATCACAAATAAAAGGTACCGAATCTGAACGAACAAAAAATTCAAAAATGGTATCCATGACTCCACCACAAGTAATAACACCAAGTGGGTTTACAGTCCCAAGACCAATGACAGGAATTCCATTATGATTACAACAAATAAAATATCGTTTGACGAAGCCAATGAAATAATCTCTGATATCAAAAACAGAGGTAATGGTGATTTAACTAAAGTTATGGATTTTTTAAATGAAGATTTTGAAGAAACAAAAAATCTTATTGTAGAATTATCCAAACATTTAGATAACATTGAAACTTTATACGATAGTGTATTAAAAGAATATAATTCACGAAACAATGGATAAGTCACAGAAAAAAATAATATTTCCTGCCGAAGTTGTTAACAATCAAGACCCACAAATGTTGGGTCGTATTAGAGCGTATCCATTAGACCAAAATACAAGAGCCGTATTAGAAGGTTATAGTTTTAATCCTGTAACAGATGTTTGGGGACCAAAAGACCCCTTCGTGCAATTACCGTTATTACCAATGTTTTTTAGTCAAGTTCCTGAAGTTGGGGAAAGAGTTAACATTATTTACCAAAATAGTTTATACCCATTCCAAGACCAATATTATGTTCAAGGAGCCTATTCAACACCAATGAGTTTACCGTTTGAAAACATTCAAGCTGCAAACAAATATACATCATTAGGTGATAGAGTTTTAAGTACATTATCCGTTAAAAATAAAGACGGTACATATAAGAATGAAAAATCTTATGGTGTATTTCCTGAACCTGGTGACAACGCTTTATTAGGTAGAGGTGCTGCCGATGTTATTGTAAGAAGAAATAGTGTTCTTTTAAGAGCCGGAAAAACAAAAAGGTTTGATACAAATAAATTACCTATTGCCAATACAAATAGAGCTTTTCTTCAAGTATCAAATTTTGATTCATCAATTAAAAGCAAAAAAACACAAACTCTTATTAAACTTGGGACTGCAAACCAACAAATTAAAAAATTAGTTGAATGGGAAGTTCAAAATTTGGAAAACCAACAAAACGCATTTACAGGTTCAATAAGATTATATTCATTAAAACCAGTTAATAAAACATTATCAGACAATATTGATTATGATAGTGATTTAGAAGATGTAAAATCTTTGGAATACTATCAAAATTTCATTGGTTATTCATTTGAAAGAACCGTAAAATTAATTAATGATTTTATTATTGGTGTTAATAATGGTCAAATACCGAATGGTCCAATTGTTGAAAATCAATTCCCATTTATTTATAGACCAAACGTTACCGCAAGGAAAATATTAAGAGATATTTCAACAACCGCAAATGCCGTTGTTTTTACAAACGCATCAAGAATTGCAAACTCAATTACATTAAATCCAGGTTTAGGTACACAAGCAATAAAGTACGCAATTGTACGTTCAAAAGGTGAAGTAGGAAAACCTATTAAAGTTAATTTGGAGGATGTGGTTCCAAAAGAAGTTGTTGCCGATTATGGAACATTTTTTGCTGGAGGTGCCGATACTGTCTACCTTTTATCACATAAGTCAAACAAACCTGTTGATTTAGAGGGTACAATATATGGTATTACACAACAAGATATTATTGATAAAGTATTACCATTTACATCATCAATGGTTAGAGGTGAAGAACTAATTGACCTACTTAATTTAATCGTTAGATTCTTGGTTGCTCACGTCCATCCAGTACCAGGAACCCCACCAGTTCCCGTTGCAACAGACGGAACACAATCCACACAAATATTGTTTGAATTACAAAATGCGGTAAATAAAATTCTAAATCCAAATATTAGAATTAATTGATATTTATATAGTAAAATATATAATGTCAATTTTAAGGTCATATTTTAACAAGAACAACACAATCCAATTAAACAGTGTAGTTAATACGGGTAGAAACCCAATTACACAACTTTATTTTGGGGGTGACTTAGCCACTTTTGCACCAAGAGGGTTTACAAGATTTCTTTTTGATTTGGATTTAGCAGATTTAATAGAAGGTGTTGCCACAGGCACAATATCAACAGGTTGTACAACAGGAATGACTCATGTGTTAAACATGACAAATACATCAGCGTTTGATATTGATTTACTAAATACAACAACAACTGATGGTTCTCGTAGAGCAACATCATTTGATTTAATATTATTCAGGATACCTGAATATTCAGGAACCACAGGTAATCCCCAAGATTGGGATGAAGGTGTTGGTTTTGATTATACATACCAACCTGTAGTGGGTCAATTCTCAGATAACGTACCATTTAGTGAAAGACCATCCAACTGGTTCCAAACAACCACTATAAATAATTGGTCATATCCAGGATTATATAACAACACCAATACAATACCAACAACATCACTTTCAGGATTAAATTATTCTGCTTTAACAATCGTTGATACCCAACATTTTGAGTTTGGTAATGAAGATATTAACTTTGATATGACAAGTGAAATCAATGGTATTTTAAACGGTAGTATTACAGGTGTTACAGGTTGGGGTGTTGCATATGTTCCCGAAGTAGAAAACATCTCAGGATTGACTGAAACTTATTCTGTGGGGTTCTTTACCCGTCACACCCAAACGTTCTACCAGCCCTTCTTACAAACCACATACGATGATATTATTAAGGATGATAGAAACACTTTTGCACAGAACAGAACAAATCAGTTATATTTGTATGTTTATCAAAATGGTGACTTTGTAAATTTGGACGAAAACCCTGTTGTTGATATTTTAAATCCTGATGGTGAACCTATTTCAGGTTATACTGGATTAACCACTTGTTTACGTACAAAAGGTGTGTATGAAGTAGTAGTACCACCATTGAATGGATATTATACACCATGTCAATTCACGGATAAATGGACTAATATTGTTATTGATGGTAATAATTTATCTGACATTGAAAATGATTTTGTTTTATTACCCACATCTTCAGCATATCAAATTGGTGTTCAATCTAAAGACCCAATCCTTTATGGTTTTGATTTTAGTGGTATTAAACAAAATGAAAAAATACTTAACACCGATATTCGTAAAGTGATGGTAACTATCAAACAAGCTTACACAAGTCAGGTTGTTTTAAATAGTATTGATACATTTTATAGAGTATATGTTAGAGAAGGTAATACCGAAGTACAAGTTCAAGATTGGACACCAATCAATAGAACACCCAATGAATACTACTTTATGTTTGATACAAGAGATAAAATACCAAATCAATATTATGTTGATATAAAAGTGAATACTAGCGGAGAACGAGATACTTATCAAAAAGAATTAATGTTCCAAATCGTAAACAAAAAATGAAAAAAATAGTTAGACTTAATGAATCTATGATTCAAAACCTTGTAAGAAAAGTATTACAAGAACAAAAAAATGAAAGATACATGTTCTTCTCTAATTTAGAACAAATGAAAAGACAATGTGAAATGTTGTTAGATTTAGATGAATCACAAATTGAAAGTATTCTTGACAATGGTCATGACTGGGCTCAAGACCACATTTCTGAAGCAAAAAACAATATGGACCAAGTCTTTGATTTTTTAATGAATGAAATCAATGGGGGTGAAGACGAAACAATGGAGGTTGAGCCTAATATGATGGAAGGTAAGAAAAAAACGGGAACAAAATTATGTGTTCGTGGTAAAGCTGCTGCTAAAGCAAAGTATGATGTTTACCCTTCGGCATATGCGAATGGTTATGCGGTTCAAGTGTGTAAAGGTAGGATGCCTGGTTTAGACGGAAAAAAACATTGTTCAGGTGCCTATTGTTAATTCAAAAAAAATTATTATCTTTGAATCCATATTAAAATGAAAGAATACAAACACATATTCAAAAGGTGGATTCAACGAATGTACATTGATTCTGCAAGAAAAATGGACTACGAACGTGGTCACAGGTCAAAATACGAGTTGGATTGTTTATCAATTTGTAAAAAATTGATTGATAAACCAGATACTCAATTATTAATGACACCACTTTCAAATAAAAAATACATACACAATCCTGCAAATTCTATTTTTATAACAATTGAAGGTAATACAGTTAATGTAATTAATCACAAATATTCATATACGGTTGTAATTCAAGACAAATCAAAAATTGAAATAACAAATCACTTTAATGAAGTTTTAGAAAGTCAAAGATTAAAAATGGAAGAAGAAATTACTTCCAATATTAAACATTCTCTTAAGAATATATTACAAACATTAGTTTGATGGACAAACTTCCTTAGCAATTTTTTCTGTTTGTCCTTCATCAATTAGTCCTATTCTGTGTAGTACACAATAATATCTTGGATTTTCATTTAAATGTTGTTGTGCAATTTTACGAGCTTCTTTTAAATCTTTAGCATATTGCGATTCAACCATTTCTCCAAGGTCTATCATTTTGTTTTTTCTGACCTGTTCGTTGAGGATGGACTTAATAAATTGTCTCATACCTTCATTAGTGTTTTTCTTTTTGGGTTTATAAGAGGTCATTACTGGTTTTTGACCTTTACCTGATTGAGTATCTTTTTTTTCGGCTTCTCTTTTTTGTCTACAAGCATTTTGTTTTGCGGAATCGCTCATTTTACCCGCAACACCTGCTGCTCTACACTTTGGATAAGCACCTTTATCAGTGTCTGAACGACCACAAGGTGGATGTTTTCCATTTTTATCTTTACTACAAATATTAACCCATGGCCCTTTAGGCTGACTACTTCCTTTTGGCTTCTTTTTTTTGCCAAACCATACTGCCAAATCTTCATTTAATTGTTGTTCCATGTTGTTTTTGTGAAAAAAATTACGATACTTAACATAAATATAAAACCATATGGAAAATACTAAAAATACTGAAGAAATATCAAAAAAAACGCAAGAAATTATTGGTTCTCTTTTTGATACAATACATTACACATCAAATGAACAATTAAATTCATTTATTGATGGTATGAATGAAGAACAAGCAATATATTGTATAAGACAAGCATTAATTGCTTGCCACGTTAGAGGCTCATTTACAATGGAAGAAACTGAAGCAGTTTCAAAGTCTTTAAGAATTATTAACACCTAAACTCCTTATGAGTCAGTAGGTGTAGGTGTTGGAGTCTCAGTTGGTGTTTCAGTATTAGTTGGAGTAACCGTAGGTGTAGTAGTTGGTGTTTCAGTATTAGTTGGAGTAACCGTAGGTGTTGATGTATTAGTAGGTGTCGGAGTCTCAGTTGGTGTTTCAGTATTAGTTGGTGTTGGTGTATTAGTCGGAGTTTCTGTTACAGTAGGTGTTGGTGTGTTAGTTGGAGTTTCCGTATTAGTTGTTGTAGGTGTAGGAGTTTCCGTATTAGTAGGTGTTGGTGTTGGTGTATTTGTTGAAGTTACAGTATTAGTTGGAGTAACCGTAGGTGTTGATGTATTAGTTGGTGTTGGTGTATTAGTCGGAGTTTCTGTTACAGTAGGTGTTGGTGTATTAGTCGGAGTTTCTGTTACAGTAGGTGTTGGTGTGTTAGTTGGAGTTTCCGTATTAGTTGGTGTGTTAGTTGGAGTTTCCGTATTAGTTGTTGTAGGTGTAGGAGTTTCCGTATTAGTAGGTGTTGGTGTATTTGTTGAAGTTACAGTATTAGTTGGAGTAACCGTAGGTGTTGATGTGTTAGTTGGTGTTACACTTGGAGTTACTGATGGAGTTGAGGTATTACTTGGTGTTGGAGTTGGCGTAGTAGATGAAGAACTTGGAGTTTGAGTAACGGGTGGCCATTCAATTGTAGAATCTACTGTTAAATTTGAAAACGCAGTTTTATACGTACCATCAACATACCAAATGTTTACAGTTTCACCTATTTGAATTTCATAATTATTAACAACAAAATTATCATTACATCTTGTATAAGAAATAACACTTATTCTACCTAAATTGTTGGTAATTATACTTTTTTTACAAGCCATGTCAAATTATTATTGAGGCCAATCTACCGTATTTGTTAGTGTAACACCCGCAAATGCCGTTCTAAATGTACCGGTCACATACCAAATATTAACGGTTTCACCTGGTTGAATTTCATAATTATTAACTACAAAATTATCATCACATCTTGTGTATGATATTACTATAATACTTGAAGCAGTATTTGTTATTGTTGATTTTTTACAAGCCATAATTTAATTATTATTTTTATACATATAAATACCACGTAAAAACAAAAAAGGGAACCGAAGCTCCCTTTTTTTATAAGTTTTAAGATAAATTATCTCAATTCTTGTAAGTTGAATGTTCTTACACCATCAACTGTTACTCTACCATAGAAACGGTTGTTAACCATTTTCTTAGCGTATCTTGTCATGATACCCTTGATAGGTGTGAAGTTGAATGGGTTATACATAGTTGGAGTCAACTGTAAAGGAACATATGGAGCGTAGATGTAACCTGTATCCAACAAGCTAGTACCTTTGTGTCCGATTAACACTTGGTTAGCTGGGAAGTAAGGGTCACGATACACTTGGTATCTTCCTGACAATGTACCGATTCTTTCAATACCCATGTTGTATTGGTCTTGCTCAGGAGCTGCGTTTGATACGTGGAAGTACTCCAAGTCATCAAAGATAGCAGATACTTCAGAAGATACAACAATCCAGTTAGCACCACCTCTTAAAGTTGATTTGTGGATTTGAGCTGACAATTGGTTAATTGCAGTAATCAAAGTTTGGTTCCAATCTTTTTGAGTGTAAGGAGTAGTACCAGCAGAAGATAGTCTCTTCCAACCGTTGTAATCCCATCTCAAGTTCCAAGCCGCACCTTTTCTCAAATCTCTCAAGATTTCTCTATCAATTTCTGCTGCAACTTGCTCAGATAACAATGCTGTCAATTCAGCTTCAGCATCAATGTTGTGGAACGCCGCAACGTCTTGAGCTAATTCAGGAGACCATTGTGCTCTCAATTTTCTTTCTGTAACAGAAACTGTTACTGACTCAAGGTCAAAAGAAACTTCACCAATTTGGTCTTCAAATTCCAACTCTTTGTAGTTTCTGTAAATTGCGTAGAACGCATTGTTAACAACAGTTGAAGATGAGAATGTTGAACCTGTGTAACCGTCCATAGATGAATCACCACAAGTGATACAAACAGGAGCTTGTAAATCCATTTCTAAGAAAATAAATCCATCAGCGTCACAAATATTGTAATAAGAACCACCTGAGTTATTAGCAGTTGGCCAAGTAGTGTTTACTTGATTACCGTATTGAACAATACCTTTACCATATCTTTGAGTTACAACTCTGAATAAGTAAGGGTTAGTTGTGTTTGCTGAAGTATAAACGTTACCAGCTACACCTAAGATGTTCAAACCTGATAAGAATTCTTCAGTATCCATAGTATTACCATTAGGACCAATCAATTGACCAGCACCAGCGTTAGAGAAACCACTCATAACAATAATTACTTTTCTGTAATTATCTGTAGTGTAAGCGCTAGGAACTAATACACCAGCATTAGACCAAGCGTAAGTTACAGTTGATGCAGTTACTGCTGTCCACTGACCTTTTGAATAGTCAAACAAACCAGGAGGGTTCAAACCAGCTTCGTTACCTTCGTAGAATAAGTCATACAAATCCTTATTGTAAATAGGATTGTAAAGACCATTACTATCTGCAGCACTATAACCAGCATCTGGGTTACCAGGATAGTTTCCAGGAGAACCAATAGGAGCGTAGTGTGAACCTGATTGTCCAAACAAACCATCCGCTGAAGTTCCACCAGAATAACCTTGAATTTTAGGTACGAAGTAGAACAATTTACCGATTGGTAAGTTCATTGCTTGTACAGACACGATGTCGTTAGCTAATAATTTAGAGAATACTCTTCTCACGATTGGGAAAACAACCGTTTCAAAAGAACCTGAATCAGAAGTTGAAGAAGCTTCGTTAATTAAGTGTGAAGCTTGGTTTTCATACAACTGAGCCACGTTTTCTTTCATGTGACCTTTTAGACCTTCTAAAAAGCCAAGTTTATCCCATTTGTTGATTGTGTCTTCTTTGATAACTTTAAGGTGTTTCAAACCAATGTTACCAACAAGACCGCTTTCTAATAATGCACCCATTTTAGTATTTTTTTTGTTTTTAAGTTTTATTTATTTTTATTTTTGTATTTTTTGCATAATATCCTTCATTCTTAAAAATTGTGGATTTTCATACGTTTTTGACTCAATTAAGTTTTGTGAAGAACCTGATGCTGGAGATTTTCCAATTTTTTCAATAGATTCTGTTACAACACTTTGAGTACTGTTTGTTGTGTTTAATTCTCCTTTAATTGATGAGTATAAAGTTTTTGATTCTTTTAATGATTCAACATCATCAAATCTTCTTAAGATATTAATTTTCTCTTGTTTTGTTGTTGTATGTTCAGTGAACAATCTTGTAGCATAAGCCAAGTTAGAATTAAACACAGCAACTTCATTTAATTTTTCTCTGAAAATATTAAGTGCTTTTCTGTATTCTTCATTCTTCTCTCTCAATCTTTCAACTTCTTCAGCAAGAGCTTGATTTGGAATTACTTTCATTTTAGGTAAACCTTTTCTTTCAGCGTAATTTCTAGTTCCATTACCTAATGTTCTAGCAGCTTCTTTAGTTTCCTCTTTTTCGTAATCTTTGTAATGACCACCTTTTTCACCAGCTTTCTTTTCAACACCATCAACATCCTTACGTCTGTATTCGTGTTTTTTAGAACCGTATTTTTCTTCCATTTCAGCCTCAGTGTATTCAAATTTCTTAGGTTTCAAATTCATACCAACTCCTTTAGCCTTACCTTTTGGTTCAATAGCCGCTTCTTTGGTTTCCATTTTTCTACCTTCTTTATATTCAAATTTAGCACTTCCGGTTTTAACACCTTTACCTACTACAGGTTTACTCATCATTGACCCTTCTTTAGTTTCCATTTTTTTAGCTTTGTTAGTTAAAGAGGATTTAGTTAATTTACCCATAACTGGTTTAATTGTCATTTTACTTTCAGACATACTTTCATCTGAATCATCAGAATCATCCATATCTTCGTCTTCATCCATTTCAATTTCATATACTACCTCATCATCCATATCTTCTTCATCCATATCTTCTTCATACATAGATTCTTCGTCCATGTTCATCTCTTCACCAAAAATATCAGCCATCATAGAATCTAAATCCTCATCTGATAATTCTTCTTCTTCATCCATTTCTTCCATAGTTTCTTCTTCCATGTCACTTTCAGTTTGAATAATATATTCAACATCTTCGTCTTCATCATTTAAAGTAATGTTGTTACCATCTTGTTTAACAATGATACCATCTTCATCACTCATAGATTTGAAAACCTTTAAGATTTCATCATCGGATGCGTTTGTAAGGTCAATTGGTAGTGTATCATCAGAATCCATATCAAAGTCCATTTCAAGTTCATCATCCGATTCATCATCGTCAGAATCCATATCAATGTCCATTTCAACATCATCCATTTCTTCATCATCAGAATCCATATCAATATCCATGTCTAACTCATCTTCCGATTGTTCATCCATTTCAACATCCATTGATTCATCTTCAGCCTCATTTTTCAAAGACTCTTTTACTAGTTCTGAGATTTCTTCCTTCATTGTAGAAGCAAGTATTCCTTTTGCATTTTCGGCAACTACTTGTTCCAAATTTTTCATTTGTAGTAGTGCTTCCTCAACTAACGACTTTTTTTCTGTCATATTATTATAGAATAATTTAACATATAAATATATCCATATGTTAAAAAATTCTGTTTGGGCTTGTCAAAAACCCTAAATAAATAAAAAACCCCTCGGTTAGGAGGGGTTTTTATTAATCTTCAATAACTTCGTCTATTTTACTCTCGGAGACTGCTGTGATTCTCCAATCATGTTGAAACCCTGTATATCGGGATGTCACCTTGGCTTCAACATCAGTTACAGAGTAACCTTTAACCAATTTTTCCTCTCGGATTTTTTTTAATTTTCCTGTATTTTCATCAGGTAAATCGTACTGTACTTTTGCTACAAAATATTTTTCGTCCATGTTTTTTAAATTATCTGTCCAAATAATGGTTTAATTTTTTTAATAAGTCAATAGAGCGGTTCATTTTTGTTCCACTTTCCTGTTCGATTGGAGACATTCTTGAAACTTTTTCTTCTTCTAAATTTTCTTCAAATTTGTTTCTGTCATCAGGGTTTGTAAACAAATATGCTCCTGGTGTAGATGGTGAAGATACCAAATCAAAACAGATTAATTCAAAATCATCTTGTACTTCATTCTGTTCACCACTCTTTTTTAAAGAACCAACCCCACGTGAAGATATACCCAAAGTAACACCTTGTCTTAACAAGTTTGCTGCTTGGTCACCCTTTGTAGATACAATCCCTCTCTCATGAAATCCTGGTGATGTTAGAAGACGTAACTTACCCATAAGGATATGTCCGTCCCACCATATATCATTGATGATGTGAGACACACGGTCAAGGTCAATTAATGATGATTCAGGGTGATTTAATTCTGAAAGAGATGTTCCTTTTTGAATCATCTTTTTATAATTCTCAGATTCACGTTTTAAGATTCTTTCAGGATACACTCTACCATTACGGTTTGGTGTGTTGTATTTTTGAAGTACGGCATAGAATTCAAAAGGTTTTGAATAATCCAAGAAGTTCTTGTGATTTTCTTCAAGCATCTTTTTATTAAATTCATGAGATGGTGACACATATCCTGCGTCCATTTCAATCAATATTCCTTTACCTGTCTCGGTAGGTCCTAATATTTTCATACGTATGTTTTAGTAATAAATACTAGGATGCTTCTTCTTTGCTCTTTTTAGATAGTGTAAAATCAAAATACTCGTTCTTTTTGAAGTTTTCAATATAAATTTCTTTGGCAATTCTTTTTAATTTATCTTTAAGAATTGTATCTTTGAAATCCACTTCCTGTGATAAAAATAAAGTAATTTCCAAATTCATAAAACTTTTTTTACCATAAACAATTCCGCTAGTTCTCAAATCCAAATCAACAATATAGTTGTCTTTAAAAAATGTGGGGTCTAATATTTCAAATATTGTGTGTTTTATTTGTCTACTAAAATTTGATACTATTCTCTCCCAATTGTCATAACTTTGTTTTGGTGAAACCCAACTTTGTAAATTAAGATAAACTGATTTAAAATTTTTGGAATCAACTGTTCCATAACTCACTTTTGAATTGTTGAATCCTACAATTCGTGATGTTTTTCCTTTTTTCATTAATAATCATGTGTATAAATTGTTTATTGTTTGAAAAAAAATAATCTAATTTTATTCTATTGTCAAATTTTGACCAACTTTGTATTATTTACTATAATATGTTAAAAGTAAAAATAGACGAAAAAACTCCATTGGAAAA